ATCAGGCCGAGGTCGCGCAGCCGCCGCTGCATCCCATCGGGCGCGCACACGCTGCGCACGGTCGCGCTCTGGCCGGGCAGCAGCTCGCTGAGCGTTTGGATCTGTGTCATGGTTGCTTCCCCTTCCTCCGGAGGCGATTGCCTCCCGTACCCATGGTATTCGGCAGGGTGCGCGCGGGTGCGGGCGGTTGCATTTTTGCACCGGCCGTGGCATTATCAGGGAATACACTGAAAGGAGCGGCATCATGGCAGCATTTCAGATACCGCGCACGCCACACACGACGAACAAGACCATCCGCTTTCCGGACGATGTCATCGCAGACGTGGAGGCGGCCATCGCGGGTAAGGACTGCACGTTTTCCGCGTTTGTGATCGCGGCGGTGCGCAGTGCGCTCGCGCAGCTGGCCGAATCGCCGGAGGCGTGAACGCGCCTTGCGCGCGAGCGTTGGGTGTAGTATAATGCAGGAAAATACCTGTATCAGGAGTGACCGATATGGCAGACAAACCGAAAACGAATGTGGATAAGTTCTTTGAGATTTATGATGCCGACCCTGCCCTGCAGGCGCGCGTGCAGCAGGCGATGGACAGCTATCCCGGCAGTCTCGAGATCCGGGACGTGATGACCGAGCACGTGCTCCTGCCGGTGGCGGAGGAGTTGGGCCTGCCGTTCACGCTCAAGGAGCTGCGCAATTATGAGCTGCTCAAGTGGGGCCGCCAGCACCAGGACCGCGAGCTGACGGACGACGAGATGGCGGCCGACGACGAGACGACCTACTGGCTGCTCGACCGCGGCTGGTCGAACGACGAGGCTGCCTTCTGCGGCGGCGAGCATTGAGGTATGCAAAAAAGGCGCGCACCGACCGGTGCGCGCCTTTGCTATATCCATATCTTCTTTACAGCCGGCTGCGGATGTCCTCCACATCGCGCTTCACGCTCTGAATGAACAGCGCGGCGTCGAGACTGTAGGCCATGGCGTCAAAGCCCCTGCGGAAGCCGTCGACCACGCCGTCGGCCGTGCCGGTGAAGAACATGCAGTACTTTCCGGCCGCGCGGCAGGCGGCGACGATGCGCGTGATGGCCGCTTGAAATTCCGGCGCGTCAAACTGTCCCGGCATGCCCATCGAGATCGACAGGTCGAATGGGCCGACGAAGATGCCGTCCACGCCGTCCACGGCGCAGATGTCCTCGATGATATCGAGCGCCTCGGCGGTCTCGCACTGCGGGAAGAGCAGGGTCTCGCCGTTGAAGTGGCGCATGGTCTCCGGCACGGAGCCGAGCCCGTCAAAGCCCCAGCCGTCCTTGCGCGACGGGCAGAAGCCCCGCTGGCCGATGGGGTAATATTTCGCGTAGTTCACGAGCTCCTGCACCTGCTCGAGCGTCTTGACGTTCGGCACGATCAGGCCCTGAACACCGACGTCGAGCAGCTTGAGCACGGCGGGGCGGCTGATCTCGCGCACGCGCGCGAGCGGGCAGATGCCGCTCAGCTCGGCGGCGCGCACGAGCGCGGCGGTGGTCTCAGCCTCGATGGGGGAGTGCTCGTTGTCGATGATGGCAAAGTCGAGCCCCGTGCGGCCGAGGCACTCCATGAGGCTCACGCTGGCGGTGTCAAAAAAGGTGCCGATCGGCTGCGCGCCGGCGGCAAGTTTCTGTTTGAGTGTGTTTTCCATGCGGATTCCTCCTTATCTTGTCTCGATGCCCCGATTATACTTGCATTTTGGCGGGATGGCAAGCACCGCTGAAAAGAGGGATGCAACTTTGCATCCCTCTTTTTCATGCTGGAATCACATATAACGAGCCAATGTTTTGTGCAGCAGATCGTTGTATTGTTCCAGATCGTATACACTCGTCAGGTTGAATTTTTGGCCCTTTTTCTCCTCGTCCGGCACAATCAGTGTTTTCACTGTGTCGGTGAGTTTTAAGCGGCAAATCCATTTGCGGGTATTTTTCTTGTAGAGAATATTGATATAGGATTCGGTGTCCTTATATGTAATGTCTTGCAGGTCAACGACGTCTTTCAGCAGGTTTTTGATGATGAAGTAGGCTTCCAGTTCCTCTTCCGTTGTCACGATTTTCGATTCGTTGCTGTCAGAAACATCCGCATCTTTTTCTGTACTTACTGGTTCCGCCGTTGGCTTTTCAGAGACGGAAACGCTGCCGCCAGAGCCGCCGAGCGCGTTTTTAATTTTATCGTTCATCGTCTCGCTAATATAATCATTGAGCGCTTTTTTCAGGAGGGGACGGAACTTTTCAATGACAGCCTGCGTTTTTTGGCCGGTGTAGCACCCTTGCAGGAAAAGCCGCGTCAGTTCGTCGGACGGATTTTCTACCTGCTCCGCAAATTGGTTTTTAAACTCGTGCACATACTTCAGTTCCGATGCAGTGCTGAAAATGGAATCAATATCGAATTCTGATTTGCAGAATTTTTTAAGCTCACGCACCTGGTTTTCACGAATATCGAGAATATTGATGCTCAAAAACGGATCGCTATCCATTTTGTTGGGATTATCCAGATCGGTAAAGAAGCGATAGATGAGACCGTTTGTTAAAATTGCGAATTTTGCATCTGTTGTGCCGAAGTAGCGGAAAAGCTGAGAGTCGTGACGCTCCAGATTTTCAGATATGGATTTGCATTCAATTAGGATAACAGGTGTGTCGTCTTTCATGATGGCGTAATCGACTTTTTCACCCTTTTTAATGCCTACATCCGCAGTGTACTCTGGAACGAATTCTTGCGGATTAAAAACATCGTAGCCAAGCATAGAGAAAAACGGCATAATAATTGCGGTTTTTGTGGCTTCCTCAGTCTGGATGGAGTCTTTCAGAGTGCCCACACGCTTAGCAAATTGTTTGAGCTGGTCTATAAAATCCATAATACGCACTCACTTTCCTGTATTTGATTTTTTCGACTGTTTATTCAATTTTATCACGGGCGCGGTGGAAAGTCCATCCTTTTGAGATGAAAGATTTTTGGCGCTCCAGCGGGGATTTCCCCTATCGGGGATGAACTTCGACTCCCCGGGAGCAGCCGGAAAAAAATTCCCCCGCCAAAAGGCGAGGGAATATTTTTTGGTGCTCCAGCGGGGATTCGAACCCCAATAGAATTACGCATTTTCAGTGCTTATCACTTTCTGACAACACTTTTGACAACTTTCTGCTGCGTTTTACGTACCGGTTGACCTTGTTGTGTACCTGCTGTTTGCGCTTGTCCTCAAGGTCGGTGTAGATATCCTGCGTCATTGCGATGGTAGAGTGCCCGAGCAGATACTGCGCATCCTTGACATCGATATTCGCGCTGTGCAGCATGGATGCATATGCGTGCCGGAGTTGATGCGCAGTCGATTGGATGCCATGGCTCTGCTGGTATTTTTTTAGGCCGGATTCCAGCTCCGTCTTTGTCGGCAAGCCGTCAGGGAAGAAGATGAATGTTTCAGGGTCGTCATAGTGCGGCAGGATCTCGATGACGTTATCCGGCAGGTCTAGGTAGCGCACGCCGGCTTCGGTCTTAGGGGATTTGAGAACCGGCTTTCGCGTGTCAGAGTATGCAACGGCACGCGCGACGCACGCAGTCCGTGTGGTGAGGTCAATATCTTTTTGCTTCAGCGCAGCGGCTTCTCCGCGACGTGCGCCCGTGTACGCCATGAAATACGACATTCGTGCGAACAGGCTCTCTGTCTTGGATTCTTCGATTTTCTGCAGGTCGTCCGGCGGCGTCGGCTTTCTGGGTACGCGCGGGTTTCCTTTTGGGGTCGGGATCCCGATGCAGGGGTTTGCATCAATATCGCCGCAAAGGAAGGCATAGTTGAGGATCTGCCGCATCACGGACTTTGTGTTGTTGATGACCTTCTGCGAGTAGCCACGCGCGGCGAAGCGCTGCAGGAAGACGACGATCTGGTGACCGGTGATGTCCGCGACATACTGGCCGCCGAAAGCGTCCACAGCGCGATTCTTTGCTGTTCTGTAACCGCATACGGTGTTTGGAGACAGGCGCGGTTCGCACTGCTCCCACCAGTCATCGGCGACGGCCTCGAATGTCCGGCCCTTGCCAGCAGCCTCGTTCGCGTGCTTTTCGCACTCACGGATATAGTCATCACGCTTTTGTTCGACTTCTTTGTCGGTTTTCCCATAGAAATACTTTCGCTCGCCATTGATGGTGTCAGACAGGACGATGCGGCCATCTTTGCGCAGCGTGTATTTTGTCCTTTTTCTTGCCATTGGTGTCTCCCTTCCTTGAAAAGCGGGGAGAGATATGCTACTATGAGAATGACATGATCCTCTGCACATCTCTGCTTTTCAGAATGTGTTCCCGGAGGAACAAATGGCCGTCTCGGTGTTGCGGCGCCGGGGCGGTTTTGTATAAGAATGAAATGTTCGGAAATTTGTAAAGAGAACAGTGCGATGAAATGTTGAATTACAAAAACGCTTGATTTTGAAATTTAACTGTTTCCCTATAGCACTGCACCAGTGAAAGGAATGGATTCTTACAAGGAGTAAAGAGAGCGAGCAGTCAAGTGCAAAAATGCACATATTTGTTAAAGTTAGACAACCAAAGATAGTAAATTATGTGCAATTAGATGTTTACATTTCCGAGAAAAAAGCATAAAATATAACCGTAGGATGTTTATCATCCTATGCAAGATAAGAAACACATGTTTCGTCATCTCGCGTCCACCCGCAACTGCCGCCTGTCGCCAGCGGCCAATAAGAGTGCGACTTGCTTACGATTGCCGCCCGCCTGCGTGCGGCATACAAGTGCAGGCTTGCAACACACGAAGCCCTCTGCAGAAAGCGGGGGGCTTCTGCATTATAGACAGAGGAGAAGCCTATGCAGTTGGTTGCGCATGGCCTTTATACGGTTAAAGACCGATACTTCACCGAATTTGGGAACGGATACTGGGTTGACAATAAGCAGGAAGGAAGGCCGTACTATTATCTGTTTCAAGATACCGACGGCGTGGATTGGGTGATTCCAATCAGTTCACAAGTTGATAATTATAAAAGGAAAATTGCGAAAGAAGAGAAAAAGCGCGGCGTCGGCAAATGTATCTATTATCATATTGGATTGGTTGCTTCGAAGGAGCGAGTGTTTCTGATTGGAGACATGTTCCCGATTGATGAACGATACATAAAAGCACCATACAGAATCAGCGCTTACCATTATGTCAGCAAGAATAAAGCCCTCAATACTACGCTTCGCAGGAAAGCCATGAAATATCTTCGGCTGGTAGAACAAGGCGTAACATACAGCCGCAACGATATCATGGGAATTAAGCAAAAACTGATATCCGATAGAGTAGCAACAACAAAATAAATGGGCCCAGTGACTGCCCACATATTTGCCGTCCCGGTGCGCTGCACCGGGGCGCTTTCATTCTCCGTCAGAAAAGAAATGCCGCCTGTACAGCTCTTTCAATTCATCGGCGGTGTAGTTCGTGCCGAACCGGCGATTGATGAGGCCGCGCGTGATGCCCCAATTCCAGCCGTATTTGTGGATCATGCGGTACATGATGCTATAGATTTCTGCCTGCATGCGTGCCACGCCTCCTCACACGGCGCTTTCTTCGCTGATCGCGCTGTCGATCATCTGTTGTAGCTTATCGCGATCCCACAGCAAGATTCCATTCTTTTCGGCCAGTTGCTTTGCACCGGCGGTAAAATAATTATTTGTCATCACAACACCAACATGGCAGTTGTACATGCTTTTACCGGCGCACACTTCCTGCACTGGCGTGTTCCCCAGCGCGGAAGAATAGCATTTACACTGGACGGCATAGCGCACGCCTTCTTTTTCGGCAATCACATCAACACCTTGGTCTCCAGAACCAGGTGTCACGGACACATTGATAAAACCGTTTTTTCGCAGCAGGTCAGCGCAATAGTTTTCAAATTCATGGCCTTCCATACCGTCGGTTTCAGAAATGTCGATGCCTGACATCGTACCTTCGCAACGAACCGTGCCGTCAGCAGCTGCATATGTGTTTATAACACCGCATTCCGCAAATAACTGGTTGCGTAGTTTAATTGCAAATTCCATGGTCTCATCATCGAATTCGTTTTTGTGTTTTTCAATTTCATCTGCAAATATGCGGCATAGGCTTTCTACATGGCTGCGGCTGTTTCTGTATGTTGTTTTCGCCGCTTTTTTTACGCTGTTGTAATGCCGTTCGATAGCATCTCTTGTGTGCCATTGCTTGTTATTGACGAAAATGTCGTACTGAATAGATGGTTTCAAAGTGAATGGCACACGATCTTCAAATGCAATCAATTCATGTGTTTCGGAGAGCATGGAATGATAGTAGGACAAAAACGTTTCGATGTCGTCAGCCTCGTTCGCCAATTCTGTAGACGCCCGCGCTTTTGCGATCAGATCTTGAACCGTTGAGTACATCTTTGTTTTTCTTCGCTTAGACGCCCAAAAAAGAGCAGCGCCGCTGCCGACAAGAAGTATACCATCCACAGCGAATCCGACCGTGTCGTTTATAACGCCTATCATGAAAACCGGAAATGCCAACGAAAAGCATATGACTCCGATCCATTGCAGCCCGTCAAGCTTTTGCTTGTTCTTCACAATCAATCCCTCGTTTCTGTTCTTCCTTCAGCTGTTTATGTATCATCCTTCTGTCATGTGGCAACATAGACACACGGCTGATAATTGAAAAATAGCATATTTCGGGCAGTATTGCAATAAGTTAGCAAAAAACGTTCGGAATACCGAACGTTTTCAACACGCAGCCGAAAAATGTGGTAGGATTATAGCGAGGATGAAAAACAAAGTGCGGGAGTATAGAGAATACAAGGGTGTCAGCCTGCGATGGCTGGCCGGAAAGGTGGGGTGTGGGACAAGCACACTGTGCGACATAGAGAGGGGCAAGAGCATACCAAACGTCCGCCTCGCCATTCGGATCGCGGCTGCGCTGGGCGCGACGGTGGAGCAACTGTGGAGGGAAAACGATGACAGATGAGCAATGGAGGACGTACTTACTGGCGGAGATCGCGCGGCTGCTGGCCGCGGCGAATGACCGCGCGCTGGAGCTGACGGCCATGCTTTTGCGCAGACTCACAAAACAATAGAAACCACCAATCGCAACAAAGAAGCGGATCAGGAAATCAATCCTGATCCGCTTCATTTTTTTCTGCGGTGATCTGGCGGGCAAACGCTTCGATGTCCGCCCAGCGCTCCTCCGGCAGCCGGGACAGCGCCAGAAGAAAGCGCCGACGAAAATTGTCTTCGTCGTCCTGCATGGTGTCGGCGACGAAATCCATGATCTCCTGGTCACGCGAGATCTGGACGAACATCTCGCCCTCGCCGGTGCGCAGCCAGTTCTCGTTTACATTGTATGTTTTGCAAATCAAACTGACCACGGCGTCAATAGGCTCATTTCTGCCAACCTCGTAGTTGGCAACGGCGCCACGCTTAATGCCGATTTTTTCGGCGAATTCCTGTTGCGAAAGACCGAGAGCAGCCCGGACTGCTTTGATGCGTTCGTTCATTGGTATCACTCCTCGCCTAAGAGAATAGCGCAACATTGTGAGAATGTCAATGTTTTTCGCAACAAAAGCACAAAATTCTCTTGACATCAGTAACAACGTGACGTATTATAGTAACGAACTCACAAACAACCGTAACAAAAACGCGATTCGCGTGGAACAGAAAGGAGATGAATAAAATGCTGACGAATAACGAGCAGAAAACCATCGAGCGGCTGACGGCTGTGATGCATAGCATGGACGAAATGCAGAAGGCGCAGCTGTGCGCCTTCGCGGAGGGACTGGCGATGGCGCTGGAGCACAGCAAGCGCGCGTCGTAAGGCGCGCGCAATTCATTCGATCGGAGGTGAGGACATGTACCAAGCAGCAAAAATGATGATTGCGAGCAACGGAAGGCAGAGCGCGGTATTGCTCGACGGCGTTATGATCGGCGTCGGCGTTGACGGCATCCGCCTCGACGTGAAGGAAGGTGTAGCGGAGCTGAGCATTACCGGCATTGATGTGGAGCGGTTCCACGCCGGAAATGAAGCGGACTTCGAGCGCTTTTGCACCGGATCGTCAGGGGATGAACTGGGCGGAGAATGATAGCCATTCCTTTATGGTGTCGACGGGCAAATTCTCCATGAATATGATACCGGAATCGGTAAGCGTGTAATTGCCGCAGATGTCCGTTTTTACATATTTCGCGTTTGACAGCTCTGCCAAGCTGTCGGAGACGGCCGCATCGATGGCGGCGGCATCGTGCGATTCGGTATCGAAATAAACCGCGGAGGATTTTGCTTCCCCGTTTGCGCGCCTCGATTTATAGGCTTTGTAGATCGTGGCGAGAACCTTTTTCGCGTCCCTGGTAAGTGTGTGATCCATGATTTTTCCTCTCCTTGATTCAGTTTCAGAATGATTCTATCACTCGCATGAAGAGGAAACAAGAAAATGTGTTAATTGGAGGTGAGGACATGGATTCTATGGAGCTTCACAGGGCGCTGCGGGCACACTGCCAAAAAGAAAAGGCGGACTGCACAAAGTGCTGCCTGCGCCTTTTCTGCTACACGCCGCCATGTGAAATGACGGACGGCATGATGGAGGATGTTATTTCGTTTGCCGCCAGTCAGCATAGCCACACGGAAAGTCAAACTCATTTATGCCATTGCAGTGACGGTCGGCCGATGCCGTGCCCATGTGAACTGGACATGAGCACCGCACTAGGGTACGAACACAGCCGGCAAGGCAAGAAAACGATGAAGCTGACGGAGGACATGCTGCCGCATCACGTTGGATTTACCCCTCTGGAATGGATGCAAGCGACGTCCTGCCACAAAGAAGAACCTGATGGAGCTGAGCGGGAAGCGGCACGAGATACTCCCAAAGAGGATCTGCAGACGGCTCACAAGACCAATATTTGATTGCCTGGTCGTACATCGCGGTTAAGAGGCAGCCGCAATAAGTGCCTGTTTCATCTGTTGTGAACGTGATGCCGCCGCGCAGGTGCCTGGCGTCAAATCTCTTTAGATTGTCAGGTGCGGAGATCTGGAACACCCTTGCTTGTTCAGCGTGTTCCAAGCCCCATTTTTTGAAATCGGAAATCTGTTCAACTGCAAAAAGCGAAATGAGGCGAGAAGGGCAATGCGGAAAAAGCTGTCGGCGGACGAGTTCCACTGTGAATTCAATCAACTGCGAAGAGATCCTTCTGTTCGCGGCGGCGAGTGAATCAGCGGCGACGAAGAGCTGACCAAGCGGCATGGACTGTATGGCGGTCAGCATGGACGCACGATTTGTGAAGTAGTTCAGGCAATGCTGTGACACGCCGTTTTGGAAATCTAAAAAGAAGCGTGAGGCAGCTATGTCGTGCGGCAAATCCGACAGCGGGTGCAGCGAAAGCTCACCGCTTGTCGGAAAGCAGCCAGAGCGATCCATGTGGTAAAGAATCATGAGCTACACATCCTTTTGTACGCAAAATTTCCACGTTTGCCATTTGCAGTATATCAAAGCAACCCAAAGTTTTCAATATCAGCACACTTTAAAAGGAGAGAGGTACATATGCCGCGAGAAAAAGAAACCTTCCGGCTTGAGCTGGAGGAAATATTGAAGTTCACCGGTGGCCGCCGGGTGCTGACGGTGACAGACGTCAGCAATTATACAGGGCAAAGCCGACGGGTGTGCCGCGAGCGGTACAACGTCAGCGGGAAAGAGGGCATCAGCGCCGTGGCGCTCGCCCAGATGTTGGCCAGATAGGTCAAGAGAAAGGAGAAACCAATGAAAGCAACAGGAATCATCAGGAGGGTCGATGACCTCGGCCGCATCGTGCTGCCGAAGGAGCTGCGCCAGACGATGGGCATCCGGACGGGAGATCCCATGGAGATCTATATAGACGCGGACAACATCATCCTGCGCAAGTATATGCCGGGCTGCGCGTTTTGCGGGAGTGTGGACGGAGTCCGACATATCCACGATGTGCCGATGTGCGCTATCTGCGCGAATAACATGCAGATGCTGTACCGCACGGCAGAGGGGAGAGACGGCAAATGAAGGTGTTCGGAGATCCGCGCGCCAAGGCGAAGGTGCGCCGCTACATCGTCTGGGGCATCGAGGATGGCATCGTCTGCGCGTCCTTCATTGCCAGTATTGCGCTCGCCGGGTGGGTGTTCCATGTGATCTTCGCGGCGCTGGGGGTGGCGTGATGGAGCACCTCGGCGATATCACAAAACTCGACGGTGCGACCATCGAGCCGGTGTGGTGCGTGACGGGCGGAAGCCCGTGCCAGGACCTGAGCATCGCGGGCAAGCGTGCCGGTCTTGCAGGCGCGCGAAGCGGCCTGTTTATGGAACAGATCAGAGTGATAAAGGAGATGAGGGAGCATGACAAACAGCTTGGCTGGGCAGGAGAGCTTATTCGCCCCAGATACATGGCCTGGGAAAACGTGCCCGGAGCGCTCAGCAGCAACAGAGGACGAGACTTTGCGGCCGTGCTCGAGGAAACGATCCGCATCGTCGAGCCGGAAGCCCCCGGTGTTGAAGTGCCTGCAAAAGGCTGGCCTACCTGGGGCGGGTATCGGGACGTGGGCGGACGATGGAGCGTGGCTTGGCGAGTACACGACGCGCAATACTGGGGAGTGCCCCAACGTCGTCGTAGAATCGCGCTTGTCGCAGATTTTGGAGGCGACACCGCACACGAAATACTGTTTGAGCGCACGGGCGTGTCAGGGAATCTTGAACCGCGCGGAGCGGCGGGGGAAGAAGCTGCCGAAGGCTTTGGAACGGGTGCTGACTGCGCAATCCCGATTAACGATAAGGCCACTCGATACGCCGGAGGCGGAAGCTCGCGCAACCACGACGGCAGCGGAAACGGACTTGGCATAGGCAAGGACGGGGATCCGTCGCCGACGATCACGGCGGGGGACCGGCATATCGTTTGCGCAGCCTTTAAGGCGGGACAGGGCGCAAAGGCGAACGGCATCGGCTACGCCGAGGAATGCGCGCCGACGCTGGGCGCGGTATCAAGCGGGACGAATCAATGTCCGTCTGCTTTGATATTTTATCGCGCGCAGATCACATCGCCGAATAACCGCAACACCGTCGGACCGGACAAGCCGTGTCCTGCGCTGCACACCTTCGGCGAGGTTCCGGCGGTTTGCTATCAAATGCAGGGCTTCGGCGATTATCGCGAGGGCGATGTTGCGAGCAGCTGCAAGCAGCGGGACTACAAGGACAGCACGGATCTGGTTGTTGTCGGCTTAGACGGCGAATGCAATTCCTACACCGAGCAATATGGAACGCTGCGCGCGCACACATCCGGGGGTTCGGAAGAAATGGTTATGTCTCGCTGTGTTGTGCGCCGTATGACGCCGCTGGAATGCGAGCGGCTGCAGGGCTTTCCGGACGGATGGACGGACATCGGTGATTACATCGACAGCGCAGGCAAGAAGCGCAAGACCTCCGACAGTGCGCGGTACAAGGCGCTCGGCAACAGCATCGCACTGCCGTTCTGGCGCTGGATGTTTGGCCGTATGGCGGCCTATCTGCCGGCGGGCGCGACGCTCGGCAGCCTATTTGACGGCATCGGAGGCTTCCCGCTGTGCTGGGAAGACGTGCACGGCGCTGGAACGGCAGTATGGGCAAGCGAGATCGAAGAGTTCCCGATCGCTGTGACCAAGAAAAGATTTGGAAGTGAAAACATGATTCACTACACGTTGAATATTGAACCGCCGGTCGAGCCGCCAGCCTACACCTGCCCGATTTGCCCGGTGTGCGGCGAGGAGGTGGACAGCTACTACAAGGACAAGTGGGGCAACATTGTCGGCTGCCCGGAATGCGTGCAGGAGGTGACATCGTGGGAGACGTGAGCGGCGACATCTACATCCACGGAGGGCTGCCGCAGAGCCGATACTGCAGCACCTGCGCACACTACAGGCCGCTGCAAGATTCGACGCCGACTGCGAGCGCAAGGGTGTGTCTGTACATTTTGCAGATGCGCCAGTCACGCGGATGCCCGCCGGGATACGGATGCCCGAAGCGCATCACGCCGGAAGCATTCGCAAAAACGCCGCATGGGAGCGAGATCATGCGTATGCGTATGCGCAGCGCAGGCGGCGGTGCAAAGAACAGAGGGAGGAGAAAACGGAGATGATCACGAAGACGACGACCGTCGGCATGACGGACGAGCAATGGCACGCCGAGCGGCGAAAAAGCATCGGCGGCAGCGACGCCGGGACGATCCTCGGGCTGAACAAATACAGCTCGCCCTACGCGCTTTGGGCCGAGAAGACCGGCCGCGTGACACCGGAGGACATCAGCGACCGCGAGGCGGTGCGGCTGGGACACGACCTGGAGGACTATGTGGCAAAGCGTTTCGCCGAGGCGACCGGAAAGCGGGTGCGGCGGGAAAACCACTTCCTCGTTAACAGCGACTATCCCTTCGCGCACGCGCTGCCGGACCGCATGGTGATCGGCGAAAATGCGGGGCTGGAATGCAAGACAACCTCCAGCTTCGAGATCCCGAAGCAGTGCGCCGAGGGCGAATTCCCGGCGGTGTGGTACTGCCAGATCATGCACTACATGATGGTGACGGGCGCGCCGGTGTGGTATCTGGCGGTGCTGTGCTTCGGGCGGGGCTTTTACTGGTTTCGCGTGGAGCGCGACGAGGGCGAAATTTCGGCGCTGGCGGCTGCCGAGCGGGAGTTCTGGGAGTATGTACAGAGCGGGACAGAACCGCCTGTGGACGGAACGGACGCGACAGCGGAGGCGCTGCGCACGATCTACCCCGACAGCAGGGACGGCGAGACGTGCGACCTTGGCGCGGTGCAGTCCGCAGTGCGCAGCTACACGGCGCTGGGCGAGCAGATCGATGAGCTCAAGCGGCTGCAGGCGGAGCAGGCGGCGGCTATCCAGCAGTTTATGGGCACGGCGGAGAAGGGACTGTGCGGCGATGTGGCAATTACATGGAAGACGCAGCAGCGCAGCACCTTCGACCGCAAAAAATGGGAGGCGGCACACGGAGCGATCCCACGCGAATACTTCAAGACGTCGCAGGCGCGGCCGTTCCGGGTGACTAGCCGATGACGCCGTCGACACCATGCAGGGAGTGCCCTGGCCGGTATCCCGGATGCCACGCACGCTGTGACCGCTACGCCGCATTCCGGCGCGGGAAAGACGCGGCAAATTTGGCACGGCAGCGCGACAACAATATCCTGCGCTACATACGTGAAAACCACGAAAAACGAGTATATGTGAAAAAACAACCATGAGAAAGGGGAAGTAAACATGGAAAAGAATCTGATCCAGAAGCAGGGCGGCCAGATGAGCGCCGCGAAGGCCGAGAAGAAGACGATGCAGGCATACATCAAGGCGATGGAGCCCGCAATCAAGAAGGCGCTGCCGAGCGTGATCACGCCGGAGCGGTTCACGCGCATGGTGCTGTCGGCGCTGTCGTCCACGCCGAAGCTGGCCGAGTGCTCGCCGCAGTCATTTCTCGCAGCAATGATGACGGCGGCACAGCTGGGCGTGGAGCCGAACACGGCGCTGGGGCAGGCGTACCTGCTGCCGTACCGCAACCACGGGCAGATGGAATGCCAGTTCCAGCTCGGCTACAAGGGCCTGATCGACCTTGCTTACCGCAGCGGAGAGGTGAGCGTGATCCAGGCGCACACGGTGTATGAAAACGACGTGTTCGAGTATGAGCTTGGAATGGATCCGAAGCTGCGGCACGTACCGGCAAAGGCCGACCGCGGCGAGGCCGTCGCCTACTACGCGATGTTTAAGACCAAGGACGGCGGCTATGGCTTTGAGGTGATGAGCGTGGACGATGTGCAGCGGCACGCGCAGCGCTACAGCAAGAGCTACGGGAGCGGGAGCAGCCCGTGGCGCTCCAACTTCGACGAGATGGCCAAGAAGACTGTGCTCAAGCGCGCGCTGAAGTATGCGCCGCTGAAGTCTGACTTCGTGCGCGGTGTGGCGCAGGACGAGACGATCAAGGCCGAGCTGAGCGACGAGATGTACGCCGTGCCGGACGAGACGGTCTTCGAGGTCGAAGGCGAGGAGATTGGCAGCACGGCCGTGGACGCGGAAACGGGCGAGGTAATCAACAATGCTGAATAAGATCGTGATCATGGGCCGCCTGACGCGCGACCCGGAGATGCGCCAGACCGGGAGCGGGACGTCGGTGACGTCCTTCTCCCTCGCGGTCGAGCGGGACTACAGCGGCAGGGACGGCGGCGAGAAGCAGACGGATTTTATCGACGTTGTGGCATGGCGGCACACGGCGGAGTTCGTCGACAAATACTTCGTCAAGGGCGATATGGCCGCCGTGAGCGGCAGCCTGCAGATCCGCGACTGGACGGACAAGGACGGCAACAAGCGCCGCAGCGCCGAGGTCGTGGCGGACAGCGTCTACTTCGGCGGAAGCAAGCGCAGAGAGGCAGAAACAGCGCCTGCTGCTTACGATGCGCGCCCGGTCGCCGTGCAGCCGACGGAGGCCGACATGGAGCGGCTCGACGAGCTGGTGAGCGCATACGACAACGTCGCATACGCTGACGACATCGACGGCGGAGACCTGCCGTATTAAGGAGGGCGGAGCACATGGCATGGATCGAACTGCATCAGACGCTGCCGACGAATCGCAAGACGATGCGGTTCAAACGTCTGCTGAAAATCAAGACGCCGCAGGCCGTCGGCCATATGTGTATGCTGTGGCTCTGGGCAATCGACAACGCGCCGGACGGGGATCTTTCCCCGTTTGGCGCCGACGAGATCGCAGAGGCCGGCGGATACACGGGCAAAGACCCGCGCGCATTTGTGGACGCACTGGTCGGAGCGGGATTCGTGGACGACGACGGCACATCCCTGATAATCCACGAGTGGTATGACTACGTCGGGAATCTGGTGGACAAGCGCGCGATCACAAAGGCGCAGAACCGGGAGCGCGCGCAGAGATACCGCGACAAGCGCAAGCAAATGTGCGTGACGGAAAGCGTGACGGAGCGTGATGATGTAACGCAGCGTAACGCTGACGTAACGCGTGACGCGAGCGAACGCGCAGCGTTACGTAACGCTGACGTAACGACCCTATACAGTACAGTACCGTACAGTACCTATACAGTACCCTGTATTTCTGAAGAAAGAAAGGTAAAAGAAAGAACCCCGGAGGTGCAGCCTGTGACCGACGTGACGCCTCCGGAAGCTGTCCGGCCTGACGTGCTGGAGACGAAAAACAGATTGATCGTGCAGGCGGATATGCCGAAGGGCCGGAAGCTGGACGAACTGCCGGAGGGGATGCGTCTTGCAGACCTGCCGTTTATCCGGCTCTGGCGCAGCAAGGGACGCGACGTGCGCACGGACACGGTAACGCTGGCCATTGATACGTATCTGCGGGAGCGGCCTGCACAGCCGGACGAAAAGGCGGGTGGGGCGCGTGCCGAGCGGTAGCTACCGGCAGGTGTATGTTAAGTGCCCTTTTTACCTGTATGACGACGGAGCGAGGCGCATCTGCTGCGAAGGGATCGCGCCGGAGACGACGGTGGCGACGACGTTTCGCCACAGAGGTCAGCTGCAGCAGCATATGCGGATCTTCTGCGAGAACACATTCACCTGCTGCGAGCTGTACAGAGCGGTAATGGCCGCAAAATACGAGGACGAGGAAGGAGACCAATGATGGAAGGAAAAGAACAAAAGCGCGCGGACGATCTTCCGGCCGGCGCTGTGAAGCAGGTAAGAGAGCTGCTGCACCGGCCGCGCTCGAGCGCAGATTTTTCGCCGGCAGCACGCTACGCGGTGCAGCGGCTGGCAGACTACGCCGAGCAGGAGCACGAGCTTCGGGGCAAGGCAGAGGAGCGGTGCGTGAAGATGAACGGGCAAGTGACGGATGCTCGCCTCATGGTAGAGGCTCAGGCGCGCACGATCGACGACTTGCGGCAGCAGTTGTCGTTTATGCAGCAGGCGCGGTGGGACGCGGGGGTGTGAATATGGACGTGGTAGAATTTTTTAGCGAATTCAGACGGATGTGTAAATCGACCAGCGATTGCACAAAGTGTGAGTATCACGGCGACAAATGTGATAACGCCATTGAGCTTTTTGAAAAAACCGTTGCGATGGTGGAACAGTGGTCAAAGAAGCATCCGCACAAGACGCGGCAAAGCGTGTTTTTGGAGCAGTGGCCGAACTGCATGATGGACGATGATGGCATTGTCGGGATGTGCCCAAGAAATATTGACAAGATGTATGTCTGCAATTTAAGCCGATCTGGTGGGTGCACAGATTGTCGCCGCAAGTTCTGGATGCAGGAGGTGGAGTGATGGGGGCGAATCAGTGAATGCGATTTTGAATTACCCCGGTGCAAAGTGGGGCATGGCACAGGAAATCGTGCAAATTATGCCGCCGCACAGATCCTATTTGGAGCCGTTCGCCGGTTCTTTGGCCGTGCTTTTCAGCAAACCGCGATCGGCGATCGAGACCGTGAACGACATCGACGGGGATATCGTGAATTTCTTCCGCGTTCTGCGCGCAGAGCCCGAGCGGCTTGCCCGGGAGATCAATTTAACGCCATATGCGCGCGCAGTCTTTGATGATGCGCACGAGAATCGCGGAGAAACAGACTTCGACCGCGCGGTGCGGTTCTGCATCCGTAGCAGGATGGGGCACGGCTTCAAGACGTATCAAAAGACCGGATTCAAAATCGACGTTTATGCGCGTGAGCGCAGTTACTGCCTGAACTGCTGGAACGATATGCCCGAGAACATACGGGCCGCGGCCGAGCGGCTGAAAGAAGTACAGATAGAGAATCGCCCGGCGCTGGAGCTGATTCGGCGTTTCCGGCACGAGAACGTGCTGATCTATGCAGATCCGCCGTATTTGCTTGAAACGCGCAGCGGAAAGCAGTATCGGCACGAAATGACAGACGCAGACCACGAGGCATTGCTGGCAGCGCTGAAAGCGCACCCGGGGCCGGTCATCCTATCCGGGTATCATTCGCCTATGTATGACAGTGAACTGCACGGCTGGAACATCATCGAGCGGAAGGCCTATAACCAGAATGGAAATAGGCGCACGGAAGTGCTCTGGTGCAATTACGAAATACCGACATTGATCTGATAAGGAGGACAACATTGAAATGAACAGGCTTACGTTTGACGGCAATTTCTGCGAAATTGCTCAGTGCCGGGAGCTGCCGTGCACGCACGGTGGTAGCTGCACACAGCGAAAGGTGTGGGAAAAGCTCAAAGCCTACGAGGATCTCGGCTTAGAGCCGGAGGACTACAAGTGCACCTTAAATATAGACATTATTGTCCGCGCGGCGGCTATTGCGCTTGGCGTGCCGGTCGAACAACTATGCAATATAGTGAAGCTTGGGAAGGCCGGGCGCTTGATGGTACTGCCGGAAAAAGGAGAAAGCGATGGCTGAATACGCGAAAATCGAAACAGCGATGGTAATCATATGCGATCTGTGCGGAAGTTTATATCCGGACGGATATTCCCAGGAAAAATGTGGTTTGGGGAAATGCGATTGGATGGAGTATCTCAAAGAGACCGCCGCCGACGTTGCGCCGGTGGTGCACTGCAAGGACTGTGCCCATAGGACTGAGATGGGTAATTGCGGGCACCCACGCCACCATGGGATTTTGCCGTCAGCGTATCCATATGATTTTTGTAGCTACGGCGAACGAAACGAGGTGACTTAATTGGACTGGAAGCGGGAGGCGGCTGATGAGCTGCGCAACTACATGAACCGAAAGGCGGCAATTGCAAACATCAGCGATCAGATCGCTGACCTGGCGACAGAGATCACAAGCATCCGCAGCGCATCGGCGGACGGCAGTCCGGTCGCCGGCGGCTCAAACGGCCGGGACGATGCGCTCGTCAACAACATCCTGAAGCGCGAGCGGCTGGAAGAGGCGCAGCGCTTGACAGAGAACCGTGTACGCCGCGTGGATCGCGCCTTGAATCAGCTCTCTGAGCGGGACCGCTGTGTGCTGCAGCGATTTTACATCACGCCGTGTATCGGCGGCGTCGAGCGGCTGTGCCGGGAATTGGCCATCGAGAAAACGACAGCTTACCGTTGGAAGGATTGCGCACTGCGGAATTTTACAATCACAATGTACGGCCTCACAGAGACGTGAGCGTAACGTGGGAAAAAATCGGGAACATTTTCACGGGAATCTGTGTTAAAGTGATATCGCGGGATTGCGAGAGAGACCGGTCCCGCAAGTCACTTTGTGATATACCTCTCTTCCTTTGATCCTTTTGCAGAATGTACGCATGGCTTTTTCTCTTGTCTCTGTCAACTCCGGTTTTCTAATGTCTCTCAACAAAGCAAAGCACCGGCCCGGTTTCGGGTTCGGTGCTTTGTGCATTCTGGTGCGGTTATGAATCTGAAACAACTTACCTACAAACTGCAGGCGGCGCTGAACCAGCGCGGCGAGCATTACAAAGTCAATCAGTTACAGCACTACTCCGAGCGGCTTGGCCGGATGGTAACAAAATACGTGCTGGAAAAGGCAGAAACCGATGAAACTGGGAAGCATATCAGCACGCGCGTACTGGAGACTTACAGCATGGCGGATGTCGTAAAAACGCTGGCGAAAATCTATAGCGGGTGATCCCATGAATCTCACGCCAAAGCAGCGCGCTTTTGCGGATTTTTACATCGAATTGGGCAATGCGACCGAGGCGGCGCGCCGGGCGGGATACTCGGCGAAAACCGCCAAATCCATCGGAGCGGAAAACCTGACAAAACCTGACATAAAAATCTATATAGCGCGGCGGCAGGAAAAAATCGAATCCGAGCGCACGGCATCCCTGAAAGAGATCCAGGAGCTGCGCACGGCGATCATGCGCGGGCAGGAAAAAGACCAGTTCGGCATTGAAACCTCCATCGCTGACCGCCTCCGTGCGGCGGGCGATTTGGAGAAGTCGCTGCGCATCAAGGAAGAGCAGGAAACAAAGGCGGCGGCGCGTGCATCTGCGCACTATGAGCTGCCTGCGCGCGTCATCGGCCGGGCGTTTGTGGACATCAACCGGCGCATTCAGCCGAACATGACGTATGTCTTTGAAGGCGGCCGCGGCGGCCTGAAATCGTCATATATATCCCTGAAAATCGTCGAGCTGCTGAAAAACAACCCGACGATGCACGCCTGTATCATCCGCAAGATGGGCAACACCCTGAAGGACAGCGTGTATGCCCAGATGAAATGGGCGATCAATGAACTGGGGCTGTATGATGAATTCAACTGCAAGCTGTCGCCGCTGGAAATCGTGCTGAAAGAAACCGGCCAGACGATTTATTTTCGCGGCTGTGACGACCCATTGAAACTGAAATCCATCAAGCCGCCGTTCGGCTATATCGGCATCCTGTGGAAGGAGGAAAAAGACCAGCTTTGCGGGCCGGAAGAAGAACGTTCTATCAACCAATCAGTGCTACGCGGCGGCGCGGACTCCTATGACTTTTCGTCGTATAACCCGCCGAAGAGCAAATCCAGCTGGGTCAACAAGGAGCGGCTTGTCCCGAACCCGGGACGCGTTTTCCATCATTCCAGCTACACGGAAGCACCGCCGGAATGGTTGGGCGCGAAGTTTATCGCCGACGCGGAGCACCTGAAGGAAGTTAACCCGGCGGCGTATGAACATGAATACGAAGGCGTGGCCAATGGCGACGGCGGCAGCGTCTTTGACTATCTGGAACTGCGGGAGATCACGGATGAAGAGATTTCGCATTTTGACCGCATCTTCCAGGGAGAGGACTGGGGCTGGTATCCTGATCCGTACTGCTTCATCCGCTGCTACTACGACAGTGACCGCGAGGCGGTGTATATCTTCGCAGAACACTACGTCAACAAGGAATCGAACGAACAGACAGCGCGCTGGATCATCGAACACGGCTATGACGATTACGCCATCACGGCCGATTCGGCCGAACCGAAAAGCGTCAACGATCACTGCGAAATGGGTCTGCCGGTCACCGGCGCAGTCAAAGGCCCAGGGTCGATCGAACACGGCATGAAGTGGCTGCAGCGCCGGCGCATCATCATCGACCCGGTGCGCTGCCCGAATGCAGCGAAAGAATTTTCAGAATACGAATACGAGCGGGACCGGGACGGCAACGTCGTCACCGGATACCCGGACGTGAATAACCATAGCATCGACGCCACGCGGTACGCACTGGAACCGCTGACGATGCGCAGGGGGGCAAGTGCATGACTGTAAATATTTTGGGGACGGAATATGAAATCATTGAAGCCACGGCGGCCGAAGATGCAATGCTTGAAAAATGCGATGGTTACTGCGACAAAACGGTAAAGACCATTGTTATTTCAAAAAAGGCCAAAGACTGCGACCTGAAAGACTTTAGCGTCTATCAGAAAAAAGTTATGCGTCATGAGATCATTCATGCATTTCTGTTTGAAAGTGGGCTGTCCGAAAACTTTACGCATCCGGAATACGGCCATGACGAAACATACGTGGACTGGATTGCTTCGCAGTTTCCGAAAATGTGCGAAGTGTTCAAGGAGGTTGGCTGCCTGTGAAAATCAATATCCCGCTGGACAGCGTGAAAAAGCAGATCCGCGAAGAATTCCGCATTGCGCCGCTGGTAACGCCGGAAATGCGCGAAGCGGAAGACCTGTGGATGCAGATCTGGATGGGCACCCCGCCGTGGGCAAACGATCAGGATCGCACCATCAATTTTGCAAAGGCCGTGACCGGCGAAGCCGCGCGCCTTGCGACGATGGGCGTCAGCGTCGAACTGTCCGGCTCGGCCCGCGCGGATTGGCTGCAGGAACGTCTGAATGAAGAACTGATTCCGTTCCTGCGTGACATGGTGGACGTGGGCTGTGCTGCCGGCATGTTCTTGCTGAAACCGACGCCGGACAGCATCGGTCTGTACACGCCGCCGGAATTTACGATCACGGCTGTGGATAACCGCAAGCGCGTGACCGGCGTGGTGCTGTACGACACGAAGGCAACACCGGATTATTACTATGTCAAGGCCGAATATCACCGCTACGACGGGATGCATTATGTGGTTTCCAACCGCGCGTTCCGGCTGGCGAAGGGCAAAGCATCGGCATCCCGTGTGAATCTGGACGAAGTGCCGGATTGGGTGGGCATCCTGCCGGACGCCGTGCTGGATGATACTGCGCCGCTGTTTGCTGTGTGCACCATGCCGGACGCCAACAATATTGACGGCGGCGCGTGCGGCATGTCCATTTACGCCAACGCCCTGCCGGAACTGCGTGGGCTGGACGTCGCATGGTCGGCTATGGTGGACGAAATTCAGGATTCCCGGTCGATTGCCCTTGTGGATGATCGTCTGCTGCGCGAACCAGGGCGGAAGAATGTTTCCGTGCGGCTGCCGCGCTATGTGCAAAACGTTGCTGGTTCAGCGGCGGAAAGTTTCTATCAGGAAATCGATCGCAAGCTGAAAACCGGCGAACGCCAGACCGGCATCAATATGTTGCTGCAAAGCCTGTCGACCAAGTGCGGCTTTTCCGAAGGCTATTTCAGCTACAACGAAAAACAGGGCCTTGCTACTGCAACGCAGGTGGAAGCCGATGACCGCCGCACCATCCAGCGCATCAAGGACATCCGCGATCGCATCCAGGCAGCTGTGGATGATCTGATTCAGGCGCTGAACGACTACGCTGATATCTACGATCTGGCGCCGTATGGCACCTATACCGTGGCGTACAATTTCGGAGACATCACATACAGCTACGAAGAAGACCGGCAGAACACAAAAAGCCTTTGCCAGCTCGGCGTTTTGCCGTGGTGGATGTATCTGGTGCGCTTTGAAGGATTCAGCGAAGACGATGCGAAAGCGGCCTATGCCGAAGCCAACACGGCGAAACCGGGGCTGTTCCCTGATACCGAATGATCACCCCGGAACAGTTTCAGGAAATTGGTGAAACCCTTCTACCGCTGCTGGATGAACTGACGGAGTGGATCATGCAGGACATGATCGAGCGCTTCATGATTCGCTTCGGCCGTGGCGAGGAAAAGCTGCTGACCGGCACGGACGAATGGCAGGCATGGGTGCTGGAACAGGCCGGCGGGAATCTGGACGGAATTCAGAAGGCGTTGGCCAAAAGCACCGGCAAATCGCAGCAGGAGATCGCGAAGATCTTCAAAGACAGCGGCATTCAGGCAGCAAAGGCGGATGCAGAAGCCGCCGCCGTGACGTTTTCCGGCCTGTCGTCTGGTATGATGGCAATCATCACGGACGCCTATGAACGCACGGTCGGCGAAATTTCCAACATCACGCGCACGACGGCCGGCGCGACCAATCAGGCGTTTATCGGCATCTGTGACGCTGCGTATTGGAAAGTACGCACCGGCGCGCAGTCCTATACCGCCGCCATGCTGGAAGGCGTGAAGGAATTGGGGCAGGTGCAGCCGACCGTTCGGTATCCGTCCGGCCACAAGGACACGCTGGAAGTGGCGGTGCTGCGCTGCATCCGCACGGGCGTGGCACAGTCATCCGGTAACATGACGATCCAGCAGTGCAAAGACATGGGCTGGAATCATGTGCTGGTGTCGCAGCATCTGGGCGCGCGTGTGTCCGATACCGATCCGATCGCCGATCATGCCGGCTGGCAGGGCAAGGTGTACTGCATCGCTGGCAAGGACACGCAGTTCGATAACCTGCTGGACGCGACCGGCTACCCGGAAAATCCGCTTGGCCTGTGCGGCTATAACTGCCGCCATTCCTTCACGCCGTTCCTGCCGGGCGTCAGCCAGAATCACAACAAACCGATCGATACCGAAGCCAACCGGCGCGCCTATGAACTGTCGCAGACGCAGCGCGCGATGGAACGCCGCATCCGGGCGCAGAAGCGCAAGTGTACGGCGCTGCATACAGCCGTGAAAAACTGTGAAGATCCGGCGGCCAAGGCAAAGCTGCGGGAGAAATATGCGCAGTCCGCCAAGCGCCTGCAGGATCAGAACGCGGCCTACACGAAGTTCTGCACCGGCAACGATCTGAAACCATATCACGAGCGGCTCGCTGTTGCGGGCTGGAATCGCTCGGCGGCGTCAACCGCGTCCGCGGCCGTTCGAGAGCAAAAGCGCGTCGACAAAATGATAGCCGATTTTAACGCCGAGCGTGTGGCGAAAGATCCTGCAGAACTTCTTCCAAAGTACGAATATGCACACGGTGTAAAAGAAAAGCTGTTGAACTATTCGCTTAATATGAAGGAGGGCTCCAGTGGGCGAGATAAGGCGGTTGTATTTCAGGCGGCGCTGGGGTATAATGCAAATAATTACGAGCTGCTTATGCAGGAGATTATGGCGGGCATTGGCAGGTATAAGGCCAGCGGGAAAACAACCACAGAACATGGGGAGAAATTTACCGTGCGAATGCTGGTGAAGGGCGCAAATGGACGCTATGTCCCGATTAGAACGGGATGGATCATCGCCCCGGAGGATAGAACTCCGCGCATGACGACGGCATTTGTGGACAGATGAGGAGGGAAAAATGATATGCAGAGGCCAAAAGAATATGATTGTGTTCGCTTGAAGGATGGGAGAGAAGGCACAATCGTGGGGGTCTATTCGGGGGATGTATATCTGGTTGATATTGATTACCCGCCGGAGCGGCTACATGAGATTGAGGATACAACAGAGTTCATCAAAGCGACGGATATTGAAAAGATCACTTATGTACATATCGTGGAATAAACAATCGAATAAATTTTAGTGGAAATTTATTTCACATAATAATTAGAGGAACCATCTTACCAATCGGCGAGGTGGTTTTCTTATACCCAAAATCGAATCAGGATACGCAGGGGCGGACGGGAAACCGGCTGCCCCTTTGCCATATCACGACCCTGCCGGTGGTTCATCCGGCTCAATCCGTACAGCTGACGAGCTGTTAAAAATCACGTTCAGGAGGATTACGCATGAAGAACATCGAGACCATTCTTTCCGACTTCGGTATCACGATTCCGGAAGGAAAGGCGGCGGATCTGCGCAAGGCCGTCGCCGAAAACTACAAGACCGTGGCGGAATTCACCAAGCTGCAGGAACGCCACGACGCGCTGGACACATCGCTGAAAGACGTGCAGGGCAAGCTTGCCGCCTTTGACGGCGTGGATGTCGCAGCGCTGAAAGGTCAGATCACGACCCTGACCAACGACCTGCAGACCGAGCGGGACAACCGCAAGAAGGACGCTGCCGCCGTGAAGCTGCGCAGTACGGTGGACACGTTCCTGTCGGGAAAACATTTCGTCAACGACATCACGCGCGAAAGCATCACGGACAAGCTGGTGACAGCACTGGGGTCCGATGATGCGCGCGGCAAGTCGATCGACGACCTGTTTACCGGCCTTGTCACCGATCAGAACGGCAAGGAGATCCCCGGCATCCTTGTGGCCGATCCCGCCAGCAAGGCGCGCTTTTCGTCCGATCACAGCGGCATGGTTCCGCCGGCGGGGGGCGCAAAAGAATACGTAGCCCAGAAATACAAAAACAACCCGTTTTTCAGGGGCTAAGACTACGAAAGGAAATGATGATCTATGTCTATCCAGTATGGATCCATGTATGTCGATGAACAGTACAAGGCAACTGTTCTTCCCAACCTGTTTTATAAGACCTGGCTTGTGCCTGGCGTGACCTATCAGGACGTGATGGTCGACGGCGCCGGCGGCTGCTACTGGCACAAGCTGACCTCCACCGCCGCGTCTGTCGGCACGCCCGGCCGTGACTTCACGGACACCGCTGCCGCTGACACGCTGGTTCAGGCCGTTTTCAACAACAACCTGCAGGCGTCGAAGAAGATCTACGGCGTGCAGGCGGCCGCTGTGGCGTTCCCGATTGCCGAGGAGCATCTGGCTCTTGCCACCCGTGAAGTCGCGGAGGCAAAGAACCAGTGCGCGCTTGCCTGCCTGATCTCCGAGGGCACGGCATCCACCAACACCACGAAGACCACTGCGGCCAATTTCAAGGCGCAGGTACTGGCCGAACGCAAAGCCATGGTCAAGGCGAAAGCCAACCCCACCATCGTGCTTTGCAGCCCGGACTTCTTCGCGACGATGCTGGAGTTCGCCGGTGAGAAGTATATCCCGACGTCCAACGAAATGCTGCTCGCCGCCGCTGCCGGCGGGCAGGTCGGCAGCTTCATGGGCTTCACCTGGATCGAAGTCAACGGCTTCGCGTCGTCTGCTGATCTTGCCTACTATCCGCACGGCGGCACGAAGGCCAGTGTTACGGCGGCGAACCTGGCGAAGGTGGAATTCATCATGTACGATCCGAACGCCTTCGGTGTCGGCGATAACTTCAGTATTGTCCGCATGGTCGATTCTGAGCTGTTTGCCGGTACGAAGGCACAGGTCGAGGAAAACGCCGCTCTGCGTGTGCTGGACGCTGCGCAGGTGCACGTGAAGTCCTACGCAAGCGCGTGATCGGCAGGTGAATCACGGTGTACGCGGATTTTGACACATACGTAAAACGGTACGGGGACGATCTGTCCCCTTTTTGCGACGAAGTGACTGCTGCCCGCTACCTGCGTGCGGCGTCGCGGGAGATCGACCGCTTTACGTTTGACCGCTTCGGCGGCACGCTGCCGGAATCCACGATCGACGCCGAAAAGCTGCAGGACTGCGCGTGCGAACTGGCCGAATGCCTTTACCGCATTGACCAGGCGCGTGACAGTGCGGCTGAAACCGCAGACGTCGGCGGCGTAAAAACCGCCGGCCCTGTGGCGTCGGTGTCGTCCGGCAGCGAATCGATCACATACAAGGCGGCCGACAGCTGCTACACGACCGCCGCGAAGACTACGGCGGCACGTGACGAACTGGTGTTTGACTTGCTTCGGCGCTGGCTTTCCGGCGTGGCCGTGGATGGCGTCCTTGTGCTGTACGCGGGGGTGACGTGCTGATGCTGCTGCATAGCGATACGGTCACGCTTTTTTCCCGTGTGCGTGGCGCGCGCGGTCAGGCCGATACGTGGGCGCGGCACGTGCTTGCCGGCGTCAAGGTGGAAGCAAAAACCGCTATGACGCCAGGTACGACCGGCGATGTGCCGGGGCACTATGTGCTGCTGCTTGTCCCGAAAGCGGCCATTGGCGCGCTGACCTATGCGACGCCGGAAGTGTACCAGGCGGCGGATGACCGCAGTGGCATGATTGCGTTTCAGCCGGGCGATTATTTTTGCCGCGGCGAGCACGATTGGGCGGAATACGATGTGCTGTGCAAAGTCACGGAGTGCCACCGCATCACATCCTGCGCGTGGTTTCCGCTGATTGCACACTTCGAGGTGACGGCGTCATGAGCGGCATCAAGCACTATAAGAACGTCAGCTATGTCAAAGGGCACGTCCGGGTAAATCTCCGATTCGCCAAATACGGTCCGCGATTCGCCAAAGCGCAGGAATGGCTGGGGCAGCAGGTGCTTGCGGACAGCAAGCTATACATGCCGTTGAAAACCGGCAGCCTGCAGCAGCGTTCATATGTCGCAGAAGGTAGCCGGCAGGTCGTGTTCCCAGGCCCATATGCACGGTATCTGTATATGGGTAAGGTCATGGTCGACCCGGAAACCGGCTCGCCGTTGGCGCGCAAGGGCGCCGTGAAAGTTGTGACCGATCGCGATCTGCGGTTTGCGGCCGGCGTGCCGCACTGGGCGGAAGTCGCGCAAAACGAACACGGAAAAGAATGGGCGGATGGCTGCAAACGGATCATCCTGGGGGAATCAAATGGTTGACACAAAAGATTTTTCAACGATCCTGAGCGGCTTGTTGAATGATTTCCCGGCCATTGGAGCGCGGGAAATCCGGTTCGGCGAGCTGGGCGACAAGTCCGGCGTCGGGATCTATCCGTCCGCTGCGGCGACGGTGATCAGCGAAACGACCGACATCATGGGCGGTGTGTACCAGAAATGCAACTATGCGTTTCGGGTAGTATGTCGCGCCGTGCCGCAGTCGGAAACTGACCGCATCCACATCAAGGGGTGGCTGGACAAACTGGCGCGCTGGCTGGAAAAACAGCCGATCACGGCGGGCGGCCAGCAGCACACGCTTGCCGCGTGGCCAGACCTCGGCGATGGCCGGACGCTCACCGCGTTTGTGCAGTTGTCGGCGGCCTATCTGGCCGGACGCTATGCCGACGGTGTGGAAGACTGGGCTGTGTCCCTGTCGATGCGGTACAACAATAATTTTGAAAGGTGATGCATTATGCCTGAAAGTACGACTTTTAACACAACCGCGGGCCAGACGATTGCCCGCAAACTGCTGATGGCCTTCCTGAATACCGGCACATCTTCCGCGCCGGTTTGGTCGATCGTCGGCAAGCGCGTGGAAGACAGCAGTCAGGAATATGACTGGAACAAGGAGACCACGCAGGACATCCTGGGCAACACGTTTACCACCATGTCCGCGCCGACCATCACGCAGACCTTTGACCCGTGCAATCTGGACGCCGGCGAAACCGCGCTGACGAAGCTGTGGCAGCTGGCAATCAAGGATCAGGATGTCGCAGCGCTGGCCGAACAGGATATGATGATCGTGCACTGCTATGCCGGCACGAAGGACACGGCGATGTTCGCCGAACGATATAGCGGCTGCGCGATTGAAGTGAAGTCGCTGGGCGGCGATAAGACGGTGGATATGCCGTTTGATGTGACCTACGGCGGCACGCGCACGGTCGGCACAGCGGCCATCGCCGACGGCGTGGCCACGTTCACGAAGGCGACGGCATAAGGGGGTGGCGGCGTGAGCAATAACATTTCTTTTGAAACCGGCCTGAAAGCGTTCACTATCAATGGCGACGCAAACCGGAAGATCTATTTTGACCCGAACGACATCGGTATCATCGACCGGCTGGAAGCGGCAGCGATGGCGATCAAGGCCAAAGCCGACGAAATGGGCACGCAGGAAAGCGATACGGACGCCCGCACGACGATCCGAGAACTGGACGCCTACGCACGCGAACAGGTGGACGCGGCGTTCCCTTCGCCCGTCTGCGATACAGTGTTCGGCAAAGCCTACTGCGTTTCGCTCACGCCGTCCGGTTCCCTGCAAATCATTTCGTTCCTGGAAGCGGTTTCGCGCCAGATCCGGCGCGAGATGGACGCTGCGACCGCTGCCGCGCAGAAGCGTCAGGCAAAATACCTGGATAAATACAGCGGCGGTCAGCGCAGGAAGAAGCGCAGATCATGAATACCGGCCTGCCGAAGGCAGCATGTATCGGCGGCCGGTGTTTTCGTATCCGAAGCGACTTTCGCGAAATTCTGGACATCTGTGCCGCGTTGAATGACCCAGAGCTGACAGATCAGGACCGCGCCGAAGTGGCGGTCAAGATCTTTTACCCAGACTGGGATCAGATCACGGACATGGCCGCCGCGGTGAAATTCATGCTGTGGTTTTTGGATGGTGGTGTGGATCGCGGCGACCAGCGGCAGCAGCCGAAGCAGATGGACTGGGAACAGGATTTCCCGATGATCATTGCGCCGATCAACCGCGTGGCCGGGCGGGACGTGCGCGCACTTCCGTACATGCACTGGTGGACGTTCATCGGCTATTACATGGAGATCGGTGACTGCACGTTTTCCACGATCCTGGACATCCGGCGGAAGCTGCGCAAGCACAAGAAACTGGAAAAGTGGGAGCGCGAATACTACGACGAAAACCGGGAATTGATTGATTTCAAGTCGGCGCATCTGACCGACGACGAAGACGAATTCATCCGGCAGCTGATGACAGGGGGTGTGCGCGATGGCTGATGTTGTCGGCGATCTGGTATACGAAGCAGCGATTGATAGCGGCAAGTTTGACGCGGGGCTTGCGAAGCTGGAAAACAACGCGAAAAAGGCTGCGAACAATGTGGACAAGGCCGCACAGAAGGTAGCCGCGCTGCGGCAGCAGCTGGAAGAACTGCAGGCTGTTGCCGAAAACGAAAAGAAAACCAGAAGCACCGGGACGGTATCGCAGGAAACCGGCGATGCAATCCAGAAAACGACGCAGCAGCTGAAAATGGCGCAGCTTAATCTGGAAAGCAGCCAGATCGCGCAGGAAAAAGCCAGCGCTGCCGTAAGCGAATATGTGGGAAAGCAGCGTCTTGCAGCTTTGACGACGCAGAATGTGTCAGAACAATTTAAGAAATTCACCAAACGAATTGCTGGCTTAGCAAAGCGCGTCTTCATTTTCACCATGATTACCAAAGCGCTGCGTACGATGCGCAAAATGCTGCTTAGCACTATCGGCGCAGACAAACAAATGTCAACATCTTTGGCGCAGATCAGGGGCAATCTGATTTCCGCTTTTGCACCGATCTACAACTATATTTTGCCGGCAATTCGAACGCTTCTGGCGTGGCTTGCCAAATTGACTGCCGTTGTGTCCGTGTTTATCAATTCGTTGTTTGGCAAAACGGCGTCACAAGCGGATGCATCTGCAAAGGCACTGTATAATCAGGCTTCCGCAACCGAGGCCGCAGGGGATGCGGCCGAGAAGGCAAAAAAACAGCTTTCCGGGCTGGATGAAATGAACCGCTGGGAATCGAACGATAGTTCCGGCGGCGGTGGAGGCGGTTCATCTGGTGCAGCGCCGAAATTTGATTTGTCCGATCAGGTCGACACCGGAAAAATCGGCAAGATCGCAGCCGTTGTCCGCGAGCTATCGCCGTATGTGGCGGCGGTGGCCGCTGGATTCGCTGCGTGGAAAATCGGAAAGAAGTTCCTGGGGAATTTGTCGAAGGCAAAGCAGCTGGCGCTTGCTGTCGCGGGGGCTGTCCTGATGGCCATCAACGTTGTCGATATGCTTAAAAACGGCATAAATTTCGACAATCTGACAGGGTACATCATCGGCGCTGCTGCGGCTGTAACTGGGCTTGGGCTGGCATTTGGTGTGCTTGGTGGAGCAATCACGGCAATCGTCGCGGGGCTTGTCCTTCTTGGCGTGGCAATTCGTGATGTGATTAAAAACGGCTTCAACAATAAGAATCTTACGGCTATTACCGTGGCGCTGCTAACTATTGGCGGCGCTATTGCCATCATCACAGGGGCGTGGATACCGCTGCTGATTGCCGCTATAGCTGCAGTGGTCGTGTGGATCGTCGCAAAATGGACGTCCATAAAGGAATGGATCAGTAAAACGATCAGCAGTATCGATGCGGCTTTTGAGCAACATCTTGCTAACGTGGAAGCAGGTGCCGCGGCGGCAGTGGATTGGCTCATCGCAAAATGGACGGCCGTAAAGGACTGGTTCAGGGGGCTGTGGGAAAAGGTCTCATCCGGCGCTGTGGCTGCGTGGGATGGAATCAAAAGCGCCTTCAAGTCTGTGCCGGAGTGGTTTCAGAGCAAATTCCGAGACGCATGGCAGAAGGTCAAAGACGTGTTTTCGACTGGCGGCCGTATCTGGTCAGGCATCAAGGAGGGCATCGAAAGCACCTTCCGCACGGTCGTCAATGCAATTATCCGCGGCATGAACACGATCATCGCCGTGCCGTTCAACAGGATCAATTTCATGCTGAATACGATCCGCAACGCGCACTTCCTCGGCATTTCACCGTTCCAGAATTTGTGGGGCGTGAATCCACTGCCAGTGCCGCAGATCCCGATGCTGGCGCGCGGCGCGATCATTCCGGCGAACCGGCAGTTCTTGGCCGTGCTGGGCGACCAGCGCAACGGCAACAACCTGGAAGCGCCGGAATCCCTGCTGCGCCAGATCGTGCGCGAAGAAGCCGGCAGCGCTGGCAGCCGATATGAATTCATAGCGCGTCTGGATCGTCGCACGCTGTTTGACGAAGTCATTACCGAAGCAAAACTGCGGAAAGGGCAAACGGGTAAAAACCCGCTTGTAGCGGTGTAACACATGGCACAGGAATACATTAAAATTCGAAAAAGTCCGTCGGATGAATGGCTGGTGCTTCCGCAGCCGGACTCTGGCGCGCTGTCGTACGACTTTGAGACGACCTACACGGAGGACAGCGGCCGCACCCAGACCGGCGCGGCCGTCGTCAGCCCGCTGTTCACGGTGGAAGCGCTGGGGTATAGCCGTGCGTCGATCAGCAAAATTATGCTGTCGCAGATCCTGAAGATCATCGCCAAAGGCCAGCAATTCCAGCTGCACTACTTTTCCGCCTACTATGGCGCGTGGTGTACGTCGTGGTTTTACGTCGGCAAGGGGCAGCTTGACATTGGCCGGCTGAACGAAGGCAAAGAGTTGTTTACGTCCCTGGATTTTAACATGGTCAGCGTCAATCCGCTGACGTGATTGGTGGTGCATGATATGCGAACAGTCGAAAGTCAAATCACAAGCGTCTATCCATCGCAGACGAACTTTGTGGTCGAAGCATCTTTTACGTGGGATCACGATATCACGTTTGAGAGGAACGGTGAAACTGTAACGCTGAAGGCTGGGCAGTATCTGCAGGTAGGCCGGCAGTCTTTCCGTCCGGGCGGCACGAAGATCTCGGCGCAGACATCATCCGGCAGCTACCCCGTCGGGCTATCTGTGTGCAAATGCGCGACAATTGAAATGTACGACATCGGGTGGTCGAACGCCGACTACTGGTCGTTGTACGAAGGGGCCACGGCACATCTGAAAGCGGCAATTACCATTGACGGAATTGAACGCATGGTGGACATGGGCCACTACGAGGTGTACGAAGTGGAAACCGTGCACGAAGTCACCACGCTGACCTGCTACGACGCCATGAAGGCGGCGGACGTGCTGTGTCCGGCAGTGATGCAGGGCGAACACGAATATATGGAACTGTGGAAGCTGGCGGCGCAGCAGCTTGGCTTGACGCCCGGCCCAATGGATTATCAGCATGGTTTGCAGTATAACGGGCTGGCGACCGTGGACGCACAACACACCATCCGGCAAGTAATCGAAGCAATTGCGCTGGCCTGCGGAGGCAATGCCATGGTGTCTGGAAATACACTGTTTGTGCGCCCGATCACGTCTGCGGCAGATGTGACGCTTACGCAGTGGATCAACCCTGTAGAGGTGGCGAAAACGCCGGTAGAAGTTACAGGCGTGCGCGTGAAAAAGACGTTCGCCAGTGACGGGCAGGAACACACATACTTTTCCGGTTCCGGCGGCTATGTCATTGAACTGAACGACGATAACCTGTGGCTGGGTATCGAAGGGCCGGCCGGGTCAATCACCGTTGCGGCCGAAGCTGTTGCCGGGTCGCTGTACGCGCAGCTGAAAGAAAAGCCGGTATATAAATTTTCTGGCGATCTTCCGTCTGATCCGCGCCTTGACATTTTCGACAAGGTCATCGTCAAGGACATCAACGGACGGGAATACCCGTCAATCATCACGGATTACACATTCGTTTTTTCCGGCAAAACGTCGATTGGCAACAGCGTCGAATCCGGCAGCAGCTACAACACGTCCGACGGCGGCGCATCCGGCAGCGGTTCGGGCGGCGCGGCTGGGGCCGACTACATCATCGCGCAGGGCACAACCGGAAAGTGGATGTGGCGTAAATGGGCGTCCGGCATCGCTGAGATGTGGGCTACTTTCGACTCACCGTCGCTTGACATGACATCGCAGACATGGGGGCCGCTGTATACCGCATCGTGGATGGGCCTCGAGATAAACAAGAAAGCGCGTGAGTATCCGTTTGCTTTTCTCGAGAACCCAGTGGTGTCGGCGACGCCAACGGTTGGAAGTGGCAACATCTGGCTTGCCACAAACACCGAAAATGATATCGGCACAAGGTTGACGCACGCCCCGGCATATCAGTGCGTGCGAGCATCCGATGCGATCGTTAAAGCCCCGCAGATCAGCTATTACGTCGTGGGACGGTACAAGGAGGCAACCACATGACAATCACAATCGCAGATGGGCGCGGGGCGCTGTGGCAGTGAGACACCGGGCGGCGGGTCAAGATCACCGACGGCGACGGCGTCAAACAGGTCCACTATCAAAATAAGTGCTTTGGCCGCAGCGTGGACGTGGATGTCGGGGACGACGGCACGGCCATCATCCCGGACGAGCTGCTGCAGGATTGGCACCCGCTGACGGCCTACGCCTACGTCACCGACGACGCGGGCGGCTATACCAAGGTGCAGGTGGATTTTGCGGTCCATAAGCGCGCCCGGCCGTCAGACTACGTTTACACCCCAACAGAGCACGCTGGCTTCGACCGTCTGCGCGCCGAAATCGGCGACCTTGCCGACCTGACGACCGAAGCAAAGGACACGCTGGTCGCGGCGATCAACGAGGCGGCGCGGACAGGCGGCGGTGCTGGCAGCATGGACTTGCGCGTGGCGGGCGGCTACATCCAGTACAGCACGGACAGCGGCAGCACGTGGACAAATCTCATCGCCGTGGCCGAGCTCAAGGGCGGCAAAGGTGACCCCGGCGCTGCGGGCAAGGACGGCCACAGCCCAGTGGTAACAGCCACAAAGACCGGCAAGACGACAACAATCAGTGCAGACGGGGCGGCCATTGCCGCGGTCGAGGATGGCGCAGATGGTGCGCCGGGAAAAGACGGCCCTACCGGCGCTGCGGGCAAGGACGGCCACACACCCGTTAAAGGCACGGATTACTGGACTGCGGCAGACAAGCAGGAGATCGTAAACGACGTGCTTGCGGCGCTCCCGGACGGCACGGAGGTGAGCTACTGAGATGAAAAAGCTCTACGAAGAAACCGCCGTACAGGACATTGCAGCAGCTATCCGCGAGAAAAATGGCACTGCAACGAAATACAAAGTCGCGGAGATGGGCGATGCTGTGAGGCGCTGCTTGAACACCGGAGTGGAAACCGAAGTGTACACATTTGACCAGTGCCGCGCAGAGGTAGACAGGTATCTGAAAAACGTCACTTACGACCCCTCGGACTACGCTGTCTCGCAGATACCCGAATATGTGACGACAGTGAGCGCAAACCGACCTGTTGGCGTAGACATTGTGATGAAGTCCGCCGGAACGCTGACAATCGTGGACGGGTACACAGGTAACAGTGTTTCGCAGCCGGTCAGCGCAGGAGCAATCACAATCTATAACTGCACACCGGGCTCGATATCAACTTTTGTGCTGCTTGTTGACGGAAAAGTTATCCAGCAGGGCGTCATTAAACCGACCGGAGCGTGCCGCATGATTCATTTGCTGAACGTGGGCAACGTGCGCGATCTTGGAGGCTGGGATTGCGATGGTGGCATGGTAAAGTACGGGCTGCTCTTCAGGGGCGGCGAGATGTATGGATATCTGACCGATGACGGCAGACAACAGGCGATTGATATGCTCGGAATCCTCAAGGAAATTGACCTGCGTTTTGCGTCTGAACTGAACGGCAGGACAGAAAGTGGCTTTGGACCGACCGTAGATATGCTGTGGGTTGATATGACATGGAACGACCTTTCGTATCAGAAGTCAAGCGGGAATATCAAGGCGATCTTCGACCCGCTCTTCGATTATGTCATCGCAAACAAGCCGACATACTTCCACTGCTCTGCGGGCGCAGATCGAACGGGCGTGGTCGCTCTGCTGTGCGAAGCGATACTTGGGGTATCACAATCCGACTGTGATAAGGATTACGAACTTTCGAGTTTTAATTCTGGCGTCAGCACAGATGCGGAAGCCCGTCGCAGGAACGAAACGCCGTGGACGCGCGAGATTAACTACTTGAATGCCTATCCTGGTGCGACCTTCCGCGATAAGGTGGTTAATTTTATGGTGTCGTGCGGCATTACAATCGAAAAAATCAACGCTTTTCGAGCAGCTATGATCGACGGGACGCCGGAGACAGTGACGGCAGATATCGCAACGTACAGCATCACAAAAACACTCACTGATGTCACAGTCAGCAACGGAGCGGCATCTGTGCAGCAGTACCAGCCGTTCGTAGCAAGCATCACTCCCACGAACGGCAAATTGATTGAATCCATCAAAGTGACGATGGGCGGGAAGGACGTGACTGCTGCTGTATTGCGTGGCAGCACGGACGTGCTGAGGCGAGCTGTACGGGTCGCTTTGACAAAATGCACAAGTAGCAACCCACGCGCGTATGTCATCGACGGGCAGTCTTATTGTACTGCGATAACTGCCGACACGGGGTGCGAAGTCAGTAATGTAAAAATCATGATGGGAGGTGAGGACGTGTCCACATTTTACAAAGATGGGGTCATAGCTATTCCAGAGGTGATCGGCGATATTGTTATCACGGCAACCGCTGTAGCCCAAGCCCCAGCATATACAAACCTGCTTGATGCCGCGATTGACATGGATGGAAACGTCATCGGGCATACGCCTATGTATAAAAATATGCGATACAATAGCAGCAGCGGTGCACCTGTTGCACACTCAGGGACGAATATCACGGGCTTGCTCCCGGTCAAAAAGGGTGATGTCGTGCGTATTCGATGGAAAGGGAACACTGATATATCATATCAATCTATCAAGTTTTTCAAGTCTGACCGAACCCAAGTCAAAGTCGGATATATATCTTTTTCCAATGTTGGAAAAGGCCATGCAGGGACTGCTATAAACGTTAATGCTGCCAATGGAGTTGTCGATTTTGAATTCAAAGCATCATCTTCTGAGACTAATGGCGCAGCATATTTTTCGATCGTGCTCTACGGCACGCTGGAAAATGTAATTGTTACTACAAACGAAGAAATCATATAAGTCTCAAAAGAGCCTCTTGTTGATTTTACAGGATGCCCTACAGCATCGGATTGATGAGATGCAGAGATGAAGGAGGTAACAGCTGATGGAATTTGTTTCTTGCGATCCGTCAAATTACCGCGCCGGGCGCACGCAGCCGGTGCGGTACATTGTGCTGCACTACACGGCAAACAACGGTGACACTGCGCGCAACAACTGCGATTACTACCACCGCGTGGGCGGCCTGCAGGCCAGCGCGCACTATTTTTGCGACGAGCACGGCGCGATGCAGTCCGTGCGCGAGTGCGACACGGCGTGGCACTGCGGCGCGCGGGCGTACTGGCACCCCGAGTGCCGCAATGCCAACAGCATCGGCATTGAGATGTGCAGCCGCAAGCGCGCCGACGGCAGCTACTACATCAAGCCGGAGACCGTGGCCAACGCCGCGGCGCTGGCGCGGGAGATCATGCAGCGCTATGGCATCGACACGGAGCACGTTGTGCGGCACTACGACGTGACAGGCAAGCGCTGCCCCATGCCGTGGGTGGATGACCCGGCGCAGTGGACGGCATTTCTGGCCATGCTGACGCCGGAAAACACTACTACAGACGAGGAGGATGATGATATGGTACGATATAGCAAAATCGAGGACGTGCCCGCGTGGGCGCGCAGCACGATCAAGGAGATGATGGACGCAGGTCTGATCTCCGGCACTGGTGGCGGCAATCTTGACCTGTCCGCTGATATGCTGCGGATGCTGTACGTCATGTGGCGTATGCGCGATACGCGCTATGGCCGTATCGTGGACGGCAAGGTGACTAATGTGCCCGACTGGGCGCTGGACAGCTTGCAGGCGCTTGCGGACGCCGGAGCAATCGGCGGCGTGGGTGATGGCAAGCTGGACTTGTCCATGGACATGATGCGGACGCTGGTCGTGTGCCAGCGGATGATTGACAGTAAGGAGGGCAAAGCATGAATGCACCGAGTAAAGCGATGGAACTGAAAGCGGCCGTTTCGGCCGTGCTGGCCGGCATGACGGCCTTCTGGGGGTGGACAGGCTGGCTCGTGATCGTCTGGCTGATTACGATGATCCTGGACTATGCGACCGGCTCGTGGGCGGCGCTGTCGACCGGGTCGTGGGACAGCGCCGTAGCGCGTGCCGGCCTGTGGCACAAGCTCGGCAGCATCGTGGCCATGCTGGTCGCACTGCTGCTGGATGTGGCGCTGTCGGCGATTATCAATTATGGCGGATTTGGATTTGAGCTGCCGTTTACATATAAAACGGCATTTTTGCCGCTGGTGGCTATCTGGTATATTGTGACTGAGTTGGGCAGTATCACAGAAAATGCGGCGAGGCTGGGCGCTCCGGTGCCGAAGTTTCTGACGGACTGCCTGGCAAAGCTGAAGGACAAAACGGACGAAGATAAATAAAGCAATGGCGCTGCCTTAACTGGCAGCGCCATTTTCTTTATCTGTGAAGTTGTTTTTGCCCTTGAATTTTGACAACACTTTTGACAACAGTTTGCGTCTCAAAACGTTCCAGAGCGCACCGAAAGAAAAACGAAGAAACCATTGAAAAATCAAGATTTTCTTGAAATTTCAATGGTTTCCTTTTGGTGCTCCAGCGGGGATTCGAACCCCGGACACCCTGCTTAAAAGGCAGGTGCTCTGCCTACTGAGCTACTGGGGCATATCGGTGTGAAAAGTTATCTGCTATCCAAAATATCAGACGCGAATCCAGCGCAGCGATTCGCGGCTGAGGAAGGAAGATGTTTTCAGAGGCGAAGGCTTTCCGCCTGCGGGAAGCCGAAACCGGCAGAAAACATCTGACGTGGCTGGGATGGCGGGATTCGAACCCACGATATCAGAGTCAAAGTCTGGTGTGTTACCATTACACTACATCCCAATATCGGGGCAAAAACAACGGGGATCGGGATCACTCCCAATCCCCGATTTCGTGGGGTGGGTAAAGGGGTTCGAACCCTCGACACCCGGAACCACAATCCGGTGCTCTCCCGACTGAGCTATACCCACCATAGATCTGAAATGGTACGCCAAGAGGGATTCGAACCCCCGGCCTACTGCTTAGAAGGCAGTTGCTCTATCCAACTGAGCTATTGGCGCGCATACAATATTTTGCTGCCCGCCCAGAAGGTATGGAGCGGGTGATGGGAATCGAACCCACGTATCCAGCTTGGAAGGCTGGTGTTCTACCATTGAACTACACCCGCAGAGGTCGCCCCACATTCAGCTTTACGAATATACCATCCCTGCGCGGTGTTTGTCAAGCAAAACCTGTTCAAAATGCGAAAAAATCGCAAACCGGGGGACGGCGCAGGCCGTCCCCGCGGATATTTCAGCGGTGAAAGAGCTTCTTGGTCTGGAAGCGCGGCTCGAACGTGATGTTCACCTCGAGCTTTTTGAACACGTTTTCGTCCACGTGCGAGAGGATGACGGACGAGTGCGCCTCGCAGTGCGCGAGCTTTTCGAGCTGCTGCATGGCGATCTCGGCGGTCGGGTCGCTCACGGCGCAGATGCTCAGCGCCACGAGCACCTCGTCGGTGTGCAGGCGCGGGTTGTGGTTGCCCAGATGCTCGACTTTCAGGTGCTGGATCGGCTCGATGATCTCGGGCGAGATGAGCGTGACGTCCTTCGGGATGCCGCCGAGGTATTTGAGCGCGTTGAGCAGGCAGGCCGAGCTCGCGCCGAGCAGGGAAGAGGTCTTGCCGGTGATGATCGTGCCGTCGGGCATCTCGATGGCGACGGCGGGGGCGCCGGTCTCCTCGGCGCGCCGGAGCGCCGCGCCCACGACCGG